CCTGTAGTAAAGAATTTTTTGTTAAAAGCCATTAATCAAGTTTTACAGGAAAAAAGGTAACATCATAGCTTAAAAGACTTTCGTATTTCTTTTTAGCGTTTACTTCTTTTTTCTTTTTATCATATTCAGCTATTATCTCTGCTCTTTTAGTTTTTACATCTTCATCTATCGCAATATCTCTTTCTGCTTTTCTTACAACTTGCCAATCTGTCGAAGATAAAAGTTTATTAGCTTGACCTTTTAATCCTTCTATAATTTGTAATTTTTTAGTATCAACATCGTAAGTATTTTTAACTTCCCCTGTCTTAACTATTTTACCATCTTTTTCTTCTGTTACTTCATAAGTAGCACTGAAATCAATGTCGGTTACTTTGCGAGTAAATACTTTCTTCTTATTGTCCCACTCTATACCACCGATATTTTGAGTTTGTGAATTATAAGAAGGCTGGACCACATCATAAAACCCTTCTGACTTTAATGTCTTTTCAGAAGCATTTCTGAAGTTTATAATGTATCCCTTCTTACCATTCCAAGTATTAGGTAATGTTGGGTAAGTGGTGATGTTTCCATCTGTTTGTCTTGCTTTCATAATTATGCGGGGTTAGTGTCTGTTGTATAATCTCCTACCGCAAACAAAAAGGTAGGGGTTGCATCGTCATCGGTGCAAAGAACTTGTATAATATTATCTTTAGTGCCATCGTAAGTAGAAGAGCCTACTTGATTTATAGATGGAGTTCCTGAGACTGTCCCAAAAGTTATGGTCTGATTACCAGTAATAAGTAAATCGACAGCTTGTCCTTTTTTGTAGTTGTTAAAATTTAAAGTAGCCGCCCCTGTCATTGAAATTTGATGTATGGCAGCAACGGACCAATCTATAGTGGTGTCAGTCGATATATCACCATAATCAGTTTTTGAGGCAGTAAATCTTGCTTCTAATTTGTCGTGGGTTACTCCATCATTCGCTATCTTAGCGGTAGTAATTCCTAGATCCTTTACTCTAACAGATCCAGTTCCATCGGAAGCAGATAGTTCTACAGTAGAATCATCTACAGTAACTTCTATCTCGTCAGTGGTTGATGTTATCCCATCTCCTCCTATTACATTTAATGTAGCATCATTGATATCTAAGCTAGATCCAGTAAGACCATTACCAGCAACAATACTAGTTATATCCCCATCGAATTTCTGCTCCCAAGTAAATCCTCCAGAAGCAGCGTCATATGTCAATACATAATTGTCTACCGCACTGTTTGTTGCACTTAAATGTGCTTCGTTAATTGCTGATGCTTTAATATTATCTGCATCTACGAATGGAGTTTGAACCACATTGGAACTATTTTGTGATCCGTATATTTCACCAAGTCTTGCGTTTATTCTGGTGAACGACTCCCTTATTGTAGTTCCTGTAGAATCATTGGCTGTTGAACCAACAAAAGGTATATTACCTGTTGCAGCACTTGTAGGAGTTGTTAAACTAGTTGTTGCCATATTTTTTTATTTATAATTGTGTCTTGTCTGCTTTAAATGTTGTATTATCTGCTCTTAATTCTCCTCCGAAATAACTGATTATATCAGCGGTAAAAGGAGTAACAGGAACTAATCCCCAACAGTCAGGAGCTGAAATATCTGGAATATAAAAAGTACTCCATTGTTCATCACCAAATCCATCGTTATCGTGGATCTCGCAATAAGTTTTTCCCCAATCTATCGAGTTTGCCATCTTTCTTTTTTAAGTAACTATTTAGCTTTATTTCGTTTTCTTGTTTAGGCTTATATACTTGCTTTACAATACCCATCCTTGATAGTAGTTTTCTTTGTCTGGGTGTATGTCTTCATTATTATTACTATAATATTCTGGAAACTTAGAACTAGCATTAAAGCTCATATAGTCAATAAATCTATTAGTATAATATTCTGCATAATCCCTTTCTTTTGTAATCAATATATCAACTTCTTCTTTAGTTGGTTGAGTTGCATTCTCACTATTGTGTTTAAATACCCCTCCATTCGAAATAGTATAAGAAGCAAATGGAAGATATTCTGCCATAGCGTAATGAATCAACATAGGTTGTATATAGTCATTTACTAAAGCTAAATAGTCTCCAGCTAAAGATGAACCAATTATATCATTACTTACTTTATCATATAAATCAGTACCTAAGAAGTTGCGAATATGTATTTCTTGGGCTAACTTAACAAATTGCAAGAACTTATCAGGGTCAACTGAACCGCTTAATGCAGTGTTTTTTACGATATCCGATCTCTTAATAAATAGTGGTGTTGCCATTAGTCAGTTTCTTCTATTTGTTCATCTACAGTTTCTTCTACATCTTTCTTAATTCCAGTTTCTTTCTCTATTTCACTATCGCTAACCGCATTTGTTAAATCAGTAAATTCTAAAGGTTGGAGCGTTTTGAAATAGATGTCAAGTTCTATACCATTGTATTCTAGTATCTTTTCAAGCTCATCTATAATAGTAACTTGCATTGGTCTAATTACAGTATTATCCATAAGTAAAGATGCTGTCATAAGCTCATCAGCATTGTTACCGAGTCCTGTTTTATCTTTTATACCAACTAACATCGGAGAAACAATACGATGAGATACCATAATTTTCTTCGTAGACTCATCAGAAAGAAACTGATATTGCTGATGGACATCTGGTATAGTTACCTGATCAGTAGTCGCAGCAAGTTCTTTACTATCATTAAATGCTAATATAAACTTACCAGCATTACTAGTCCCACTGAATTTATCATATATTGATCTCTCAATAGCATCCCTTTGTTCTTTATCAGGAGTACCATTGTTAAAGTTAATCAACATAGAAGGTTGAAGCCCGTTTTGAATATTACTAATATGGTAGTTAGCAACTTCCTCTTCCAATTCACAATACTGTAATCCTCCTTGATAATCTACTGGGGAGTAATAATAAAACCCAGCTCTATATGGTCTGATATATAATATCTCTATCCCATCTTTACTAGTACCAAAAGCTGATATTCTTTTTGGTTTATCATTCTTCTTTACTTTGGTCCAATCATTACTGTAATAATATGCCTTTATTTCGCCATCAGAAGCCTTCTCCGCCCTTATCGTCTCAATAGGTAAGTGTTCTACTTGTACTATCTGAGATCGGTCCTTAGAGTAGATTATTTGAAGAGCTGATTGACCCATCATTTTATAATCATAACACACCTTCTTCATACAATCCTTAGAGAACAATTCTTTCATTTTATTGTAATCTTCTGGCTTGTCTTTACTATCAGTTGCATCTAGTCCTCTCCCATAAATCATTTCAGCTATTCCGTTTACAGCAGCGTTGTTTGTCGGAGACCCATTATATCTATCTATAAGATATTGAAAGTATTCGTTATCATCTCCATATTCAACCCAATCATATCTTTTTGATTCAACAACCTTTGTTGATGTATAGCTAGACAGATTAACAACGTGGACAGTGTCTTTAGGCTTGGTTGGATTTGTTCTATTTCCAGATTTTCTTCTTGACATTATAGTATTATAAATTCATTATCGAAACTCGCTTCCTCAGTGTACTCATTCTGATTTACGAAGTATTTTTCTTTATCTTGTTGATCAGTCCCATAAATCAACCCTCTATATATTTCAGTTGAATCATTACTCGCTTTCTCAACAACGTATCTATATAGGGTATCTTTAGCGACTGTAAAGTCACTAGTCAACACCATATACCCATTCTCAGTTGTCTTTGTTGGAGTAACTGTAGTTGTAGTTCTAGTCTCCTTATTAGTTAATTTAATTACTGGAGCAGTAACATCTTCTCTAGGAATGATCTTTAATATCTTACTTCCTGTTATTGGTAATATTTCCATATAACAAAATAACTAATACCCTATTGAATTGTTTTCTCTAATATACAAAAAAAAGGGGGTAAAATACCCCCTTTTGAATTAGAAACCCATCAATCTAACTACACAGCACGTTGAGTAGATTGCGTTTCAGTTGAAGTCCCCATACCAGCGAAAGGATCCGCAGCAGTAGCTCCAGTTACAAAATTAGGCATTGTTATTTCGTTAGCAGTAAGAGTCAAGGTATATCCTTGAAGATCACCCATCGCAGTTCCAGTAACAGCTGTTCCGCCAGTCACTTCAGCTCCGTGTTCTCTACCAACACATAATACACTACCATCAAATGTTTCTACAAAAACGTGAGGTCTACCATAAGCCATAAGCTTTAGTTCTTTGTTGTCCTCTTTAGTTAGTTTATGTAGCGTTACGTTTAGTACTTGCTCAAAGAAGGTAGTACCATTCTCCAAGGAAGTTTGAATATTTGTTTCTAAAGAGGAGTTCCCTTTGACATCATAAGTATGGTAGTTAAAAGAACCAGCGAAATCAGTAATTTCATCGTTGCTACCTACAGTAACAGCTCCTAAATCTCCGAAATCAACAAAGTGAATCTTTCTAACACCACCTACAGCATCTTTACAAGGTTTTAATCTTCCTCCAGTTAAATCACAAGCCATATTTTAAAGTATTAAAAAAGGGTAGGTAGGCACTCGGCTCACCCACCCTTCTTGATTATTCAATTATTTATTAGTTAGCAGAGTTGGTGATACCATAAGTAACGATATCTTCAATTATGCCATACTGTACTCCAGCGGTAAATCTCATTACAACTCTCACATTTTGAGAACCATCAAGATCAGCCATATCGATTACTTTAACTTCGTTGTGGTCAGATAAAAGACCAGTTCCAAAGAACAAGTTAGACTTCTCAGCAGCAATTGCTTTGTTGTCAGCAAGACCATTAGCAACAAATAGTTTTACACCATCAAAACTAAGGCTTCCGTTATTCCACCATTGAGTTCCTTGTGCGTTTGTACCAGCAGCACCAAGTCCACTTGCACCAAATCCGCCTAATGCTCTAACATAAGCTCTAGCAATATTTTGAGAAACATAAATGTAAAGATCTTCATTTCCGTAAAGTGAAGATGGAATTGCATCGACTATAGAGCCAATCTGCGCAATTACATTTGAAGAGTCAACTGTTGTACCAGCAACTTCTTGTGCAGATGGTAAAGCAGCATCTAAAGATACTAATTTAGTAAGACCATCAAATTGTCCGTTGTTACTTGTATTCCCATCCCAGATGTTTTGCTCAGTTTTTTGTGCAACTTTAGTAGCAACGTGTCCGATTAAGAAGTCACTAAAAGAAGGAGGAAGACTGTCGAAAGCAGAATATCCCATTTGAACAGCTTCCCAGTCAGCTACAAAATCCTTTTTACAAAGTTGTAGATTGACTTGTTGCTCTTCTGGAGCAAGAATTTTTTCAGTAAGTGTCAAAGTAGAAGTTGCATCAAAGTCACAAGTAGCATCCTTAACGATTCCGTCAGAAGATACTTTCTTTATAACCTCTTTTAACTTTACATTCGGTTTTACTGTAATACCGCCATTAGCGATAGTAGACCCCTCTAGTAAAGCTGCTGCAATATATTGTCCAGCAAATTCTCCAGAATAAGTAGGGGAAGTAATGTTAGTAGTTGTAGCCATTTTTATTTAATTTAATTATTGTTTATTGTTAATTCTTGCCATCACACGATCAAATGTGGTTTGAGGCTTGTTTTGTCCGTAAGTAAAGTTTAGCTTTTTTGCTTGTCCTTCTTCTGGATTGTGTTTGATTGCTTCAGCAGCTGGTTCTTTAGAAAGCTCTTCTACTTGCTCTGATAGAGCTTGTTTCTCTTTCTTCATATAACCCATCTCTTCATCAATCATTTTCTTAATTGCATCAATCTCAGCTTTAAGCCTTGACATATCCTCAAGATATTTTTCTTCAGAGACATAACCCTCTGCTAAATTTTCGTCTTCTTGAGTTTCTACTTCCTCAGATGCTTCTACCTCTTCGATTGCTTCGGTAGGCTCTTCTGAAAGTTCAGTAGTTTCTTCTTTGACTTCTTCTTTTGCTTGATCTTCTTTAGTTTCTATAACTTCCTCTTTAACCTCTACCTCAGAGATATCTTGAGCAAGTTCATCTTCTTTAGTAAGAATCGACAGCTTTTGTAGAATGTCATTCAAAATAGTTGTTGAACTCATAATAATTATAATTTATTAAAATAACTGGTTAAAAAGTAAGTGTTGTATTTTTATATTTTTCCTATACCTTGAGCCTCAAGAGTCCCATCACAACAATCAATAGAATATGTTGTACCATCTGGACATAGACAGCCCCTTCTACCATTCTTAGGAGACGTCCTAGATACAGTTGCTTTTTTTCTTCTTCTTATAGGTTTTTTCATTTCTTTCCTTTAGGATGTTTCTTTGGGAGTAAATCATAATCCGTGGTATATTTTGGATTCTGTGGTCTACCATTCTTTATTAAGTATAAGTAGGCATTAACCCTAGCAAAAGCCCACTGAGAAGCTGATCTAACTTTAGGACTATGACTTGTGTTAAAAGCCCCCAAGCCACGCTGAAAGACAGAAGCAAGAACGCTAACGCTAACACCATAGCCAAGTTTTTCTTTATATTTTTCATTAAACTCATCTGATTTCTTTTTTAAGGTAGCTCTATCTTTAGCAGATACTTTAGCTCCTCTTTTACCAGAAGCGTCTCCTTTTGCAGTTCCTTTACCTTTTGGATTCTTATTCTTAGTACCAGACTTAGGTGCTTTAGGACTAGATTTAACATTTCCTTTATCATCTACTTCAGCTAGAATATGTTTTTCACAAGCCATATACCACATCTTACCATCTAGTTCGTGTTCGTGGTAACCGCTACACCCTAAATCTTTAGCTGCTTTAATTGCCATCTCTTTATCTGAAAAAGCAAGTCTATCATCTATAACAGCGTAATCATCATCTATTACAGCTGTAGCCATCTTTATTTCGCCTAAACCTCTTAACTTACCTCTACTCCATCTTAATGCAGCTTTACCGCCCCAAGCATCATACATTAATTTACCACATCCATCAGAATAGCTCTTAGAGGCTTTTAAATCGCCTTTATGACGAGAAAGGAAGGAATACATCCTTTTTATTGTAGATACTGTTAAATTGCTTCTAGAAGCTAACTGAGAGGCTCTACGCTTTCCTACAGCAGTCCCACAAGATCCCCATCCATTTTTGTCAACCCAATCAAGAACTCTTTTGGCATTATTCACTACTCCATCAGGATAATCACTATATGTTTTTAGTTTAAGTAAATCTTGTTCTAGTTGGTCCTTTACCTCTAGAAGTATTTCATCCGATTCGCCTTCATTAATATCGGTGATTTGTGCCATATTAATTTTATCAGTAAAGTATCCCTCAATAGAGAAACCTTTGACCAAACCAGTTTTAACATAATTTTCCCAAACGTTATCATTATTTACTTTCATTGAAACCATCCAAGTTCCTACAGGAAGGTCCATACCATACTTTACACTTTTATCGTGGACCTCATCTTCTACGATCCAACTCTCAACAACACTTAACCCATTAAGTTCAGCTTCGTGTTCTAATGTAGATTTATTCTGGTTACCCCTCATTAAGAATAGTTCAGATGCTTTTCTTACAGTATCTTCAGAGAAGTATATATAATATTCTTCTTCCTCTTCAGATCTATATATATGTTTATTTGGAACTAGAGCAGCTCCCATTAGGATTCTCTTTTCCTTATCTACTTCTGCAAGTTGATGTTTTTGTTGATCTTTAAGTGCAACAAAGTGTTCTTGAATTGCTGGTCTATCTACTATTGATATAGCTTCAATACCTGATAACAATTCATCTTCGTCAATAAGTAATTCTATAATTCTCATATCTATTAAATTAACCACCTAGTCCAGCAGTGTTTATTGTATTTCTATCTAACTCTTGTTGTGTTGTAATTTCTTTGCCTACTACAAAGGCTTTTATTGGTTTAGATTGTTGCCCTCCGATAGACTGTGCTAACTGACTTTCTGAGGATGCACCCACTACATTAAAGTCAGGTGCTTGAACTTCAGCACCAGCTCCCGTGCCTCCACTTCCAGACGAACCTCCTATAGAACCTCCGCCTCCGATAGCAGTAGCCAAGATGGCTGCTATACCTATACCCGCTCCTGTTTTAGTCAAAGCAGTATTCTTTAAGAATAAGGCTTCATTCTTAGCTATTACAGGTAAATTGAAAGGGAATGGATAGGACATTGTAGCGTTTAAGTTTGCGGCTGATGTTGCAGCCCTCGATGTGGCTATGCTCGTTTGGGCTTTTACGATAATACTTGCGATAGCAGCTCCCTTTTCAAATACTAATGCAGCTTTTTGTAAAGCTTCATTTTTTCCAGCTAAAGTAGAAAGCATACCTCCTATTCCTTGAGCAAAACTAATGTACTGTAAATCTATTCTTTGCTGCTCGTTTATAGAATCTACTTTGGCTTTTAACTTTAAATCCTCCAATAAGATTTGTTGTTTAGCTATTGATTCTCGTAAGGCGAGTTCTTCTTTTAAATTTAACTCTGTAGTATTTAACCTTATTCTATCAAGTTTAAGATCTTCAGTTATTTGATTTATTTTTTGATCATAATAAGTTTGATTAGCATCTATTCTACTTTTTAATGATTTTATTTCTAAGTCTTCAATCTTTCTTTCGGATTCAGCTCTTAATCTACCTTGTTTATCAGCTAATAATATTCTCTCGGTTATATATGAATCTTCTATAGTTAAAAGGGCTTCTCCGTGTTTTACTCTTGCATCTTCTATAGAATTGTTAAATTCAATTTCTGCATTTGCAATTAATTTATTACCATCCTTTCTACCCTTAACTCTCTCTTTGTATTCTTCAAGTCTTTTTCTCTGACTATCAATAAATACTCTTAATCTCCTATCCGCTTCTTGTTTTGCAAAGTCTTCCTCTAAGTCTATCCTTTCCTGTTCACTTTGAATAAATATTTTGTTAGCTTGTTTTCTATATTGTAGTATAAATTTTGAAAGGTCAAATAGACCCTCAGTAAATGTTTTATTTCTTTCTGCCGAGGACTTCTTTGAGGCTTTATTCTCAAGAATTATAAATTCATCTAGTGCATCTATTCTTTCTTGAGATTTAGCAATAGATTTTTCTGCTGATTTCGTTTCTGATAATAACAAATTAGCTTCGTCAGATAAACGGGTCTTGGCTCTTATTGAACTAATTTCTGACTGTTTTTTATCTATATTTTCTCTTTCTTTAACTAAAGCAGCGTAGTTTTCATATCCTTCTTCTCTAGATATTCTTTCTAATTCTAACTGACTTTCTATCAATAATGCGTATTCTTGTTCTTTTAGAGCTTCCGCTGCTTGAGAACGAGCCTTTTCATCTAGTTTTTTTATATAATCATCTATTGCTTTTGTTGCCTCTTTGTGATTTTCTGCGTCTTTGAGTACGTTAGCATTAAAATCAGGGTAATCTTCGTTTAACCTTTCTAGAGCTATTCTTTTTTGTTCTGTAGATTCGGAGGCATCAAGTAAAACATTAGTTAATGTATCGAATTCAGATCTGGACTTTGAAGCAAATTCTATCGACTTTTCTAAAACATCATTAAATGGATCTATAGATCTAGTTAATTTTTTAAAGAGCTTTTCAAGATTTGGCAAAAATGATATTAATAACTGAATACCAATCATAACCCCACCAACACCCAATATCTGGCTTCCAACATCTTTTAAGGCTTTACCAAATCCGCCTGAATTTTCAGCAGAAATAGATAATAACTGAACGACTTGACCTAAGTTGTTTGCCATACCTTGAAACCCATAAGAGGCATCAGATGCTAATCTTGAAGTCTCAAGCAAAATTGCGTTGTTTAGTCCAGCAGTTGCATTCCCTTTAGAAGTTCTAGTATTAAGTTTGCTTGTAGACTCGGCAAGTTGATCTACAGATTTTCTAGTTTTATCTATATTAACAGATGCATTTTTTTCAACAACATCTATCCTTATAAGTATTCTTTTATTATCTGTTGCCATACCTCACCCTTTTTAATTGTTCCTTCACATCCTCCATATTACCACAGGCCTTATACTTCCCTTTAGCAATATCTATATTCTCAGATACCCCATACCAATCATCAATCGCTAATAACTCTAATATTTGTTTTATCATTGTATTATGTCTTCAGAGAATATATTTAACAGCTCTAATTCTGATTTACCAGTTGTAAGCTCAGTCGTTATAGAATTAATCCGAAACATCTGATCTTGTATCTTAATCTGGTTATTTAATTTATAGTTTACTAATATGTTTGGAGGTAAATAAGCAGTGACTTTAAATACTCTTTTTGCTGGGTTAAATACTGATTCCACATATTTCTTATAGAACTTCTCATACAAAGAATTACTTTGTTGACCAGTAACTTTAGTATAATCAACTGCATTCCATTCATCAAACTCTTGATCAAAGTTTAATGTAAAGGATGGAGCAACAGTTGTGCTACCTTCCTCGTTTGAATTTGATGGTCTCCAGTAACTAGTTATAGGGACTCCTGCATTATTGCCAAATATCCAATTTATTTTACTATTTCCTGTAAGACCAGTTTCTAATATCCCATAGAATAATAGTGGTTTTACATTTAAAGATTCATAATCACCAGTAGGAATAGTAGGTACAGTATCTGGGTTAAAATCACCCCCAGCAGAATATCCCCATTGAATAAATGTTTCATCTGAATCAACATTTGGATCACTAACAGCAACGCTATCGATAATCCTTTCATATTTTAAATGGGTGAATGGTATCTTAATTTCGTACTTAGTCCCTCTATCAATTTTATCAGGAAAACTTCTCCTCACGTTAAATTCAGCATCCCCAAATACCTCATTAAAAGATTCTTCGTGTTGCCTCATAAGTAATGCTTCATTTTCCTTATACTTAAATTCTATATCTGTAAAAGGTAATATAGATTCGACTGTATGTTCACTTGTGTCTAAGTATTTATCTATATCTATCGTAGCACCTAATCTATTATTAGTAGCATCAGAATAATAGTTATCCAAAGTATCAACGTATATCTGACCAAACTTAGGATCTGAAATATCATCTATAAAATAAGCGGTTAGATTAAACGTTTTGAATATACCAGTCAAAAACTCAATTACTTTCATCTTAGGCATAATAAATTCTTTGCTCAAATCAATGTCTACACTTGATTCACCAATTGAGCTTGATAAAGTTGAGTTAGAATTAACTTCAGAATAAGCTTCTATTTGTGGTGTGCCACCTGAAGGACTTGATTTCACAACAGAAATAGTTGGTGTTAAATAAAAGTGTTCATCTGATCTAACTTTTATTCGAAACCTTCTAGTCCCATTACTGGCATTAGATTCAAAAGCAGTGTAGATACCATCGAAAACTGTACCTGAAAGCACATCACCTGGCTTTGTAATAAATTCATTTATTTCCTCTCCATTATCATTAACTTCTACAAAAATCACATCAAACTCCGCATTGGAAGGAGAATATAAAGCTCTAAAAGATATTTGATATTTAAAAGCATCAGATTTTGTTATTTGTATTATGTTATTACTAAAAGTAACTTCAGAAAAATCTGTATTAGTAAAAGAGGAACCAATACCACGAAAAGAAGTATTTGATTGATAATTTGCACTTTCTGCGTTATAAGTAAACAACTTTAAATTATCTTGATCTTTATATTCTCCTTTCACATTACTTAACCACAAATACAAATTATTAAATGCTGTTGAACCAAAAAAGTCTCTAGTAAATGTTATGTTGTATTGGCTTTCGATAGCCTCTATAATATGGATTGTTTTTACTGCTGGTTTCAAATCAGTAAACTCAAGACCTCTTGCTATATCAGGACTAGAGGAATTATGATATAGATTGCCAGTGCTGTTGAATTCTATGTTATTTGTATTAGACTCAGAGTTAATAAATAATCTTTTCTTAGAAGTTATAAGGGGGTATATAATTGCTTTCTCCTGTAGAGTTGAATTTACTGTAAAATCTATTCCAGCCTCAAGACCTGATTGGACTTGAATATTTGTATATTTATGGTTGTAATTAGTTAGATATGTTAGTTTGGTTAGTTCATCATCCCCTATTAAATCTTTAAGTGATACTGTCTCCCCATAAAATGTCAAGCTGTAAGAGTACGGTTTATCACCTTTCATCTTTACATTGTTCAAGAATATCTTGCCTCTTCTAAACTGCATATAATTTAGATGGATCTCTGCTTTTTTCTTTTTACGAGAATCATATGCTCCAGTAGTTATAAAATAATTATAGAAGTGACGAAATATTTTATTATTAGTTGTAGATGCTGGGACATTAAACGTTTGTGAGTAATCAGTAAATATTTTGCCGATATCTTTAACGTCTTGTATGGTAGAGGTAACTTGTAGTGTTTCGTCTTGAAACAAGTCTACAAGCTGAAGATTGCTATCTTTATCCTCAACATATAATTGAACCCTTTGCATTATCTAACTAGGTTTATCTCGTTATAAGCGTAGTCAAAACTTACTGTATAATTAAGAAGCTTTTCGTATAGATTGGTTTGATATTCTACAACATTATCTTTCGGAATAATAGGAAATACTTTATTGTTTTCGTGGATCCATACAAACTCAGATAATAGTAACTGTTGAATTACTTCATTGTAATCTTCACAAACATACCCCGTGTTTAGTGTTAATGATTTTTGTGCGTTTACATTATGTAGTCTATCTGTTGATTTATTAGTAGCATACGAAACTCCAGTTGAAGTAGTTTCTATCGTGTTTACTTTATAAGACTCTCTTGATACACTTGCTTGTTCTTTTCTTCTACCAAACATCCAGATGTCTTGTAATGCTCCAAACTTATTTATAAACGTTATCTTATTAGGAGTATTTTTACATTCCTCTATTAAATTTATTGTCAACTCTACCTGTTTATTATCTGTAGTTGTTAGAACAACTCTATTTACATTTGGTGAATTAGCTATACCACTTGTATAAAATGATTGTGAGTTAGAAGAAGCTATCAATGTTGCATCAGCCTTTACTAAAGTACTGTCTGCTTTTATAGTATCAATATCAGCTGTTAGTGGGGTCATACTTTTACCATACTGTCTACTATCAACAAAAGTACTATCCAAGAAAAACTCTACTCCGTATAATTCAGTTTCCCTATATAACGGAACCCTTACCTTTTCATCGTGTTTCCAGTATATACAAGTGTTAGATTGCTGTAATGGGGATGTTAAAAGCTGAGGATTAATCTCATTTTCAAAATATCCATATCCGTGGGTTGCTAATACTGTATCTGATTTTATAGCGGTTGTAGAATCGCTATAAGTAGATGTTATTTCCCAACTTGCCCAAGCAGTGAGTACAGCGGTTGAATAATTTCCATCAAAAGATATTGGTATAAAATCTTTAGCAAGTTCAGCTATTTCAAACACAATATTATCCTCACCAGCTAATTTATTTTTAGCTATAGTATAATTAGGTTTAGAGGGATCATAACTGTTTATTTCTCCAGTATATACCCATAATTTTAATGTTGAACTGCTTAAAGTTGCCATATTATTTATGTTATATTATATCCTAAATCTTTTAAGGCATCTATAGTTTTTTGATGGTAATATGTGGAATCCTGTTTTGGTTTTACATTCCTTATAAATATTACTTCAGATCTATCTGCTAAACCATTAACTCCATCAAAACCATTGGAACCTGTAGATACATTATTTATAAAATGACTGAATTGAAGATATGGTGCTGAAACACCATTGTCCTGTGTTTTCTCTATACAAAATACAATAACCATCTTGTTTCCATAGTTTGTTTGATTATCTAAAGAGGTCCTTAATGCTGCTAAGTCTGTTGAGTATAAACCAAATAAAGTGTTATCTCCTACTAAGCTTGTAGATCCGTAATGATATTGGGTTGCTGCTTCATCAATGTAAACGAGATGCACCAGTTTAGTTGAATTAGAATTTCGTTTTTCTAAAGATGACCATTGTAAGAATCTTTCTTCAAACATAGGGTCTTGATAAGCACCAGTTATACCAAGAGTTGATGGGTTAGTATTATAAATAACTTGGCTTTGATATTTTGCAATATCGTTATTATAATAACTTAAAAATGAATCTTTTAATTCATTATTAGTCATATCTTTTAAAACATTAAGTTCTGAACCTAATGATCCTGAATTATCAAGCCAGAAAATAAATTCTGTGTTTTGATCTAATGTCTGGGTAGGGGTTCCATTGGCAAATCCTAAGCCTCCCTCCACAAGAGTTCCTGACCCACTAGTTACTGATACACTGTCTTTTTGAGCTATAACTATTGTAGGAGTATTTTGATTAAGTGTAACTGTTTGTGTTGCACCAGCTGAATCGTTATATTGAAAGTCAGCTGTTGTTCC